TATCTGTTGTAGTAGAATCCATGAGGAAAGAACTTGACTCCGTTCTTGAGCATGAATCCATCTGGTGCTACCGACCAAACTGTTTTTGATGGGTCTGAAACTCTCACATTGAATGCATTGTTTGTGAGTGTGATTGCTCCAAGTGGCAATGCTACTTCCTGAACTCCCGGAATTGATGTGCTTGCAGTTGGAGCATTGTTTGTGAGTGTGATTGCTCCAACTGGCATGGTAATTGCATGTGAAACCGATTCCAATTCATAGTAGACTCTGATTTGCATTGAGTCGATATAAACTATATCATTGACTGTTGCTGCATCATCGATCTTAAACTGTGCTGACAATCCAAACACATCAAACACCTCATTGATGTTGTCTGGTTCCCAAGTTGTATCCCACTTTGCAAACGGGCCTCCAAATGTGAGAGTCGTTAGAGTTGTCGGAACTGCTATAGCCTCTGAAAATGTGTTCAGAATATTCTCACCATTCTTCACGAGATCGACGTACTCCACTTCGATATCACCGTTGTCACAGTAACAAGCAATCGAAACTTCAATACCATTTATGATTGCATCGTTAGAGATATCAAAATCAGGGAAGCTATAAATGAAATATGCATATGATCTCTTAGTTGGTGTTTGCCCTGCTACCAATTCACAAGATGCAAATACATCATCTGTCACCATACCATTAGCAATACCTTCAATCCAAGTACCTGTTGGATCGTCTCCTATGAGTGGCCCATATAAATCTGGTGTGTAACCTCGACCCAATATTGATAGCTGTTCAACGTGTGTAGTTCCCGGCGCTGCTCCTGTGAGAGTGAATGCTACTGGTGATGGTAGTTGTATGAATTTATTCTCTGAACTTGTAACTTGTAATCCCATATTGCTAACCGATAACTCTGCTGTTGTTATACTTGATTCTGTATTCTGAGTTGAAACTACGCTTGGAATTACTTCTGTTAGTCGTATTTTGTGCTCTGTTGCTGCTGGTACTGTCACATAATTGACTGTTCCCGAACCGACATTTGGAGCATTGTTTGTGAGTGTGATCGAACCTGCTGCCATTGTAACAATGTTATAATTCACAGCACTTATGTCTGGTGCATTGTTTGTGAGTGTGATTGCTCCTAATGGAACCGTTACCAAATTAAATATTGAGTAGATGATTGGAACAGGGCCATACAAAGAAATTTGAAGAGCATCCGGAAGTGTGACAAACTCATTCACCGGAACTACTGCATCCGGGGCAAGGTTGGTGAGACTGATTGCTCCTGCTGCCATTGTGACATCTTCATCGTTGGCGCTGATTATCGGTGCTGTTCCTATGAGAGTTAATTCAACTGCTGCTGGCAATGTTACTTGATCGCTATCTGATGTTGAAACAGGAACATTCCCCGCGAGTGTGATTGCTCCTACTGCCATTGTGACACTACGCTCACCAACCTGTGTTGCTGGCGCGTTGTTTGTGAGTTTTATTTCAAGTGGTATGGGTAGAGTGATCTTGTGCTTCTCTGTTGTTGTGGTTCCCGGCGCTGGTGATGATACTGTAAGTGTGATTGTCAGTGGTGTTCCGAGAGTCGAGTCTTTCATTCCTCCAACATCCGGAACATTTCCAGTGAGTGAGATTGTCCCTGATGGCAACTCTGAAATCTCCCGACCGAATGGAAGAACTGGTGCATTTGGAGTGAGTGTGATTGAACCGACCGGAAGAATACAACGGTGTGCTATTTCTGGTGCAAAGTGTACGACTGTTATTGTTGGTGCGCTCCATCCTGTGATTGTTCCGACCGCCATTGTGACAGATTGACCCATGACTTGTGATGTGACATTTCCAGCGAGTGTGATTGCTCCTGTTGGAAGTTCACTGATATCTGTATCCCCTGCTCCAAATTCTGGGTTGGCTTTGACATTGAAAACATTTCCAGTGTGAGTGAGTGTGAGTGCTGCCGGAACTGTTACTTTATGCTTATCGGTACTGATTACTGTTATCATATTTTATATGTCGTCCAAATTAATGATACCCAACGGAAGAACTGCGACCTGTGTTGCTACTGCCAAATCGTTTGTTGCTTTCGGTGTGATGCTGCTTATACTTATGGTTGAAAGAGGTATGTTCACGAATGAATTGTCATTGGTTGTGATCATGTATACTTCTGGACTGATGTTTGTTTTTGTGAACGGTCTAAGCCTGAAGTCTTCGCCTGTGTATACCTGTAAGTCCTTGATTTGAGTGTTAGCATAGAGCAACCAGTAATCATGGTTCGGCCCTGTCATATATTGCGCCGATTCTTCCGCTACTTCTGATGGTAGATATGAAAGCTTCTGATTCTCAATTGATCTGAGAGACGGCCCAAGCTTAAACGCGCTGCTGTGAAGCTGTGGTGCCATGCGTCTATGAAAATTCAAATCTCCGTGTGAACATCCAGCATCAAACGATGTTGCAATCAACCAAGTGATCAGTTGTTCTGCATCCGTTCGCTCATCTAATGTTCCCCTTGATAGCAGTTTGTGGTGTATGGATTGGAAGATACCAAACAATTTATAACCTGCTGGATGCACCAAATCCTGAAGCAGTTTTTTATATACTTCAAGTGACTCTGGAGCCTTGATTGCATACGAAAACTGTTGATAGTAGTATGAATCTTGCAGGTACTTTGTTGTTGATAGCTGTCCATCATTGTTTAAATAGTAGCCGGGATATGTAACCCTTGAGGTTACAACTGGTGTTCCTGTGGCTGCTATTGTGTATGTTGCGTCTGTAAAATTTGCTGTTGGTGTGTCTGTTCCCCCTGTGAGTGTGACATCTAAAAAGCTTGCGACTGATGATGTTGTAGTAGTTGGTACAGTGTTTCCAAGTGTCCCGGCAAAGACTGAAACAACTGACATCTGCATAGTTCCAATGTCTGCGTAGACTGCAAATGCATCTGGATTTTCTGTCATTGAGTCGGCAAAAATCGTGCCAACAATTGGCCTATCTACGTTGATCGCTCTACTCAAGTTTGTAAGTGACTCATATACATCTGAACCAATCTGAACATTACCATCTACATCCGTGAGTGTGGTTTGAAATGTGTATACCTTATAAACTAATGCTGTTACACCTATTGTAACAGTGTCTCCATCTGCAAAGTTGGCTGTCGCTGTGAAAAGTCCATCTGCATACTGTGGGAAATATCCAGCACCGGGATCAATCATCTCAGTATTTACTATTGCCCCTGTTGTTGATACCGCTTTGATTCTGGCTGTTGCAGTTGATCCACCTCCAGCACTTACCGTGAATGTGTCTCCGAGTGTGTATCCGGTTCCACCTGTTGTGATTGTGATATCTGAAACAACTGGATAGAGTGTTACATCAACATCACCATAACCAACCACTTCATTGAGTGCGAATGTTCCGATGATTGATGACCTATTCAAAAACAACTCATAGACTGTGTATATTCCAGAAGCGATTTGATGTATGTCTTCCACTGATGCAATTGCGCCACTGGTTTGACCGACAACTCTTCTGTTTATAAGATCGAATGGATTGCCTGTTCGTGCTTTGCATCGGATGGTTGTTTTCTGTACCCACTTTCCATCTGATACTTTGAGCATATCTTCTCTTGGAAAGTAGAAATCTATATCAGTATCAAACAGTATTCGGAAGATGAGTGCAAAGGATTTCTCTGTTCCTTTTGCACGATAGAACTGTCTTATATATTTGATCAGTGTCCGTCTGTTGGATAGAATGTTCTTCGGAATTATTGACGCATATTGTATCTGGAAATAGTCAATGAACTCTTCTCTTGTCCTGTCGATATCATGATAGTTCAAAAGATTTTTGGTTATGTTGACTGCTCCTGTCTGCTCCAGATCCATCCACTCATAATACTTCTCAAGAAATGTCACGAAGTTTGGATGGTCTGACACAACGAAACTTGGAAGCTGATATTTAATTTGATTTGCAAGCTGTGGTATCTCGACAATCAATGTAGCTGTAGGATAATATTGTCTTAGAGTTATGGCACCACTAGGAACATTGATGATATGGTTATCAGTGGATGTTGTGACAGTGACCCATTGATTTGCATAAGATGGTACGAGAGTCAGTCCAGCAACATTGGTGATTCCAAGTGGAAGATTTACTATTGTTCCTGATGTTGTGGTGATAACCCACTTAGAAATATCAGTGACTGAAATTGAAGCTGTTGTTAATGTTACTGAGTTATGAACATCACTTGTTGTTGCTGTTAGAAAGTTCTGAACAAACTTGTCATGCATGTAACTTCGAAGCTGTGTGAATTCAGATCCTAGCAGGGCTTCATCAAAGGTTGCCAGTTCACACAAGTAACCTTGAAACTTGGCTGCTTCTCCAGAAATTTCGAGTGTGCCGACTGAGAGATCATCACTCCCGGCTTCTGCTGTTTGACTTACTGATCCAAGATCAACATACCCATCAACATTACTTCCATCATGAGTGAACGCAATGAAGTATGTCTGGTTTGCATTTAGAACTGCATCTGTATCACATTGAGTCCACGTACCACCATCATAATTCCAGAATGTTACTGCCCCTGCTGTTTCAAATAGATCAATGAACGCGCTTGATCCCGGTGCCTTGAATAGTGTGCATGTTCCTGTTGTCTCTGGTTGAATGGCTAACAGAACTGATTTTGCGCTGGTGTTCCAAAGTGTGTCGAGTGATATTAAAGAATCTAATTCATGGTTCTGTCCATCAAAGTATACTGCTGGCTGTCCGTTGATACCATGCAATTCTTGTGCGTCACCTGTTGCGATTCGTTGTGTATCATCGGCTGTGACGTGCTGCAACTCTGAGAAATAAACGTATGTGCTAGATACTCCGTCTCCATCATAGGTGATGTATGCTGCTTGCGCTCCTATACTTGTGATCGGATTTGTTGTCAGTGAATACGCTACTTGCAACGCTCCGGTCATATCGCTTGGTGGAGTGTAATTACAAACAAACCTATACCTATTTTCGTATGTCTCTTCGATAGAAAGGTTGGTGAATACTCCTGTGTCATATGAAGCAACTGATCCTGTGTCAAGATCAAAGTAAACGCTGTATGCTGTTGGTGATCCACTTTCAGTTTGTGTGAATGTGAGTGCTAGATGTCGGCTGCTCTTTTTGAACTCACAAGTAAACTTGAATGCTCGACCGTAGTTGACGTTATAGAAATCGGTGTAGACATTATGCCCGGAAGCTAGTGTGGAATCTTCGACCAATTCAAATGTGCCAGTGACAGACGCACTAGTTTTTGTCCATGTAGACTGTGAGATATCATCACTGTTTGGAACCAAGTTCTCAAACATATCACTACGAGTAAGTACAGGCTGATTGAGTGCTGTACCTTGCGTTAGCTCCAAGCTGTCAAGAACTGATTGCCATGCCGAAACTTTCTTGTCTGTTTCTGTTACTCCACTTGCGCCATGAATCCAGAAGGTACTCGAATCAACATCACTTGGAGTCAGTTTATGTCTGAGTGTCAAGCTTCCTGTTGGTAATGCTACGGTCTTCATGCCACCTGAAGCAAACACATTACCAGTCAGTGTAAGTTCTCCGAGAGGAAGACTAGCATTATGATTGACTGAAATTTCTGATTCCGGTGCTGAAGAAACAAACGAGATTGCATCTACCACAACAGTACAACCAAGTGCTAGTGTTGGAGCAACTACTGAAGATGCTGCTACCTGTGCTGATACGTCAAAGTTATAATCATATTCAAACGTGAGAGATGTTTTGACTGATGATTCGAGTGTTTGATTTTGATACGACTTCTCTACTCCTGCCCCGTCTCCGAAAATATTTGATATATCTGTTGCAGATAATTCAACATCATAGATTCTCAGATCGTCAAGTATACCATTCAGATAATTTGATGCATCCGGATCGGCACCAACTCTCAAATTTTGTGCTACTGATCCCGGTGTTCCACCCGCCTGATTTGGTGTTCCTGAAAGCACACCATTTTTATAGAAATTTGTTGTTCCTGTTATATCGGTTGTAACGGCAAGATGCATCCAAATGCCTGTTGTGACTGAGGCTGCTGCTGCTGAAATCCACGTAGATCCATTCCAACCAATACCAACAGTACCACCACCAACGGCCCACCAGACTCTATTGTTATCTACAATTCTTGGATATCCAGAAAGAGTATTGAGATACACCCAAACGGCCATAGTTGCTGCTGATGGAAGCAGAATGAATTGACTACCTGTGTCGATCACATCATTACTGGCTGCTACGAATTCTAATCCACGACCAATTTTGCCTGAAGCTGTGCTGAAGAGTGATGTGTTTCTGGCTGCTGTTCCTTCAAAGTTCCCCATCGAATCAACAACTACTTGATCGCCTGAGTTGTCTTCCATTTTATAGTGTAGTATTGGTGGAACCGATGTCAAATCAATCTGAATTGGAACGACTGCATCACCCACAACAACTGGAGTAACAACCGATGAAACTATTGTTTCTACATATGGAATGTATAGCAAATCACCATCTGTAAAAACATCTGGAATTGGAAGAACGGTTTCTACTACTTGAGCAGAAGCAACATATAATGAATCACCAATAACATCGGCAGGAGTCACAACTGAAGATGCTGGTGATAATACAGTTGGTTCGATTAATGCATCACCAACAACATCTGCTGGAGTGACAACTGAAGACACTGGTGATAATACAGTTGGTTCGATTAATGCATCACCAATAATATATGCGTTTGAATTTTGAACAGTGGCTGCTATTGATAGAGTTGTTGGAAATACAGTGACCGCGCCGGAAGCATAATCAATTGTGAGACTTGGAGCAGATGCAGCCGCGGCTGTGTATGCACTACCAGCACCACGAAATAAATTACTAGCTGCAAGATCTGTGTCTGGTATTAAAGCCAATCGTATAGCATTATTGGAAGACCAACCAGTTCGATCAACCAAGCTCTGAACAGCGACACCCATACCTGTAAATGTTTTAACTTCACTGGCTGCATGAGTTGGTGTGAATGAAGCAATGGCAGTAAGTACGTCTGTTAAATTGTGTGGTAAGTTGGCATCATCAATCCCCCAAAGTGCTGCATCATCGACATTATCAATAACAACTTTTCCTGTTGGTGTGCCGACATTTGCATATCCCCAAAGTTTCATTTGTGCTGAATTGATTACAGCGCCTTGAGGAATATTAACCGATCTAAATCTAAGTCCGACATGATAGAGATTAACATCCGTATCTCTACCAAAATAAATCCACACTAAACTATCATACCAAGCCGATGTGTATCCGGGTATTGATGAACCAGAATCAACAGCGTTTAACACATCAACAGATACACTGGCATCGATAGTAACAGGATATTCAACTTCTTTTGTCCATTCTTTGATGCGAGTTGCCGAGTTTTTAACTTGAACTTTACCATCAAATGTGTTACTATATTCGAAAGAGATTTGTTCACCAAGATCTTTCTGGTTTTCTTTCGTATTTTTTAGGCCGATCTGTCTTAAACCATTACCACTTGGATTTTTACCAGCATCCCAACCAACAGCTTTTTCGTTGATTCGACAACTTGCTGTCTTGTCTTTAATGAATTCCCATGTGACTTTTTTTGGCGCTTTTGCAGATTTTAGAATCTTGAAAAACTCGATAAACCCTGTTCTAAGATCGATTGAGATGTCCAAATCTTCATCAACATCTTCCCACACAATATGATCGTTTTTGATGATTGGTTCAACATAAGGGACATTCGGCGTTTTTAAGATTGCCGTAACTTTTCCTTTGTCACCCTTGTTTTGAAATGTCAGACCAATTTGATCTGCCAACAATTCTATTGTGTATGGTGCATTTGGTAATACTATTTTACCATCAACTATTTCCGGAACGGTATCAATTTCTTCCCATACATCTACTTCTGAATCTGGTTGATAATGTATTGGTTCTCTAGCAATAATAGCGCGAACACTTCCATCAGGCTTTTTGAAATGCTTGCTGTTCTTACTTCGCCGGGATACAATCTCTTCAAGTCCCGCGCATTCTTCTGATACTGTTTGTGCTAACTTCATATTTGTCTGCTAGGTTGTAGTAGTTTCGTCAACGGTGGATACAGTAATATCTTCTTCCTGTATAATTATGATCTGATTTCTAAGTGGAATCACGTCATTGCTTTTCGGCGTAACAGTCATGTGAACTTCTGTTTCGTCTGTTGGAAGAGATTGTGGAAGAAATGCTGCTAGTATGATTTTCCCTGTTGTGTAGTTAATGGTTCCAACATTAGCTTCAACTAATACTCGCTGTTCATTTACAATTCTGTATATCCTAATATTTCCAAGTCCATCATCATCAAAATAACAAGTGAAAGTATTGTACGTGAATGCCGAACTTGAAAGTGTTGGTTCGGAATTTGTTATGTCTCCTGTGTCAATCGCATTACTGAAATTGACTGTGTATTGTGTTGCCACTGACATATACGGCACAAAGGATTGTTTCATTTTAATTGATGTAAGATTTCCCTGAATACTTGTGTCAACATCCGTGATCGCTTCTGTCAGTTGTGAATACCTGAATTTATTTTCGAAGGTGTTGACCTGTGTATCACTGAATGTTGTGATCGCTGCCAATACTTCTGAGCTAATCTGATCGTCTGTCTTCGACGTGAGTGCTGACTTATAATTTACCGTTGTGTTGACTACCAGCTTAATGTATTCTGGATCAACAATTTCAACTTCTACAGATATCACGTTCCGTTTCCGGATGGTGATATTTTCTAGGTTCTGTCTGATCTGTGTGGACATCGTTAAACCTGTCTGTGGCTTAACGGCAATGTAAACTTTTCCGTAATGTGGAGGATCATTGTCTTCACCACCCCACACACGCAAAGCATCTAAGAATGGATAGTCAGTTCGAATCAGTGTTTCATAATCCGCAACCGTGACTGCTCTGTTCTGTGCTTCGTAGTTTTTTGTGGCGAGATATTTGATCGAACTTATGTCTTCTATCTCCTGACCGTTCCGGGATGTTGTTGTGGCTGTAACTTCTACATCATAACCACCAACGCCAGTGACAGCTTCAAATGTGAGACAGTTGTTTCCATCTATACCACTTGAAATGACATACTCAATCTGAACTATGTTACCATGTATCAATCCAAGCCCGACAACATCATCACCAAATGTCAGTTCATATTCGTTGTTCTCAATTTCAGCAATGAAGAACACTGGATCGGTCTGGCTAACTTCATTGATATCTGTTGCTGTATTGAATTTGACCTGTGATGTGGATGTGGAATTCTCTTTGACGATACAGAAAATGGTTGTCGTATCTACCCCGGCGTTTGGCAGAATAAAACGCTGGTTTGGCAGCGAACTTGATACTGAGAATGTATGAGTTAATCGTTCGCCTTCTATGATTTCAACGTCTGTAATTTCATATGTGCTGCCACTACGAATCACTAGATTGTCCTTAGTGGTCGTGAAATAATATGTATCCGAACCTTTGCGTGAAGAGAATTTGGTGCCTCTAGGGACGAATACAGTCTCTGGTGCTGGTGAAACGCCTGTTAGGTCGAGTGTGAGTGTAACATATGCTACAGCCGACCGCTTTGATCGGGGAAGATAACCAACAGCTTTTGCATTTGAGATGACCGATTTCCTGTCCTGTGCTGAGTCTAGGAACATTTCATTGCCGACCATGTTAGCATAGAAAGCGTTGTAATGCGTGTTGTAAGCCAGTACGTCCAATAATATAGACATACCAGCACCATCGAAATCGAAATCTGTGAACTCATCTTGAGCTTCTAGAAAGGTTTTAAAATTTGTGCGGATCTCATCAAAATCAGTCCCGGCTATGTTGTATTTGGTTGTCATTATCGTACCCGTTGTAGAAAAATTTGCATTGAAAGTGGTTCTATTTGATCCCTGACCGTAAAAATGATTGTTACCTCATAGCGATTATCATCATAATTAGAATCAACCCTGACCGCCTGAAGATGTGCTCTTGGTTCTTTTGAGTTGATCAAGTCTTCAATTGTGGTCTTGAGTTTGTATTGTGTGACTCTGTTCATATTCTCAAACATCGTGTGAAGGATGTTTGAACCAAGATGTGGCTGAAATGGCCGTTCATAATTGTTCGTCAACACCAGATTCCGGATAGATCTCTTAATAGCATCCTCATTCGTCACTTTGGCTATATCACCACTGACTGGATGCGCGGTAAAATTCAAGTCCAGATCTTTGTATTCTCTATTTCGTTGTACCATCTAACCTATTTATGATTTACTCGTATCTCTCTCCGGGATTAGGAATTAAGTACTCCGTTCCACCAGCATCTACGATCACCGGATTTGGCCCATAGCCTGATCCAGCCTTACTAAATCTATAATGTGCTCTACCACCATTTGCTATACCAGAGAAAATTCCGGTGTCAAGAAGTGCTCCCTTACTCTCTCCATCAGCGCGGTAAATTGATGCACCGCCTTCTTCTGGAGTGAGTACAACAAGCTTCCCGGTTGATTCCGAGAGTGGTTTCCATAAGAATCCATCACCGAATACTGCATTAGTTGGGCCCGTGTATCCTCCACCACCGCCTCCACCAGAACCACCCCCGGCTGCTGATCCGGCTGTTGTGTCTGTAGCTGCTGCTGATTCGGCGTTCGCTGTTGAAGTTGCTGCGTTGGCTATTGCGATTGCTGCTGTCATTGCTGTTGCAGCATCGGAGACGGCTGTTTCAGACACATCTTTGACCTGTGTTTTGGCAATTGCAAATGTTCCTACTTGAGTTGCTAATATTGGCACAGTATTTGCACCACCAGCACTGGATGGGGTTGCAGTTGCTCCGGCTGGCCCCGGTGCGTGTATGTGAGAACCAGCAGGGCAAGAGTGACCAGCTTCAATAGCTCCTGAACAATTAGTTAAAAGTGTGTTGTGGAAAATAGCAGTAGGACAAGAATCTGTAATTATCCCGGCTGATATTCTAGAACAAATAACCACTCCTTCATCTGCTATTGTAGCTGATAGATGATTTATACTGAGAATGGCTGAGTCTTTAATGCTTACTCTTGCTAGGTGATGTATATTTGTTCCTTCGGTGTGGACATCTCCTTCGGCGTTGCTGTGAATATCTGCAAGAAGAGAATGATCCTCAATATTGAGAAGTGATCCACGTTCAGTTGTTCCCATTGAATTTTCAAGCACATTACCAAACACGTTTCTAATATAACCACCACCGACATATTTTACTTCTTCGCCTTTGATGTATGTGGTTTTATTTCCACCAACGTATTCAGTATAGTCTTCATCGACTGCTATATTGGCGCATTTTGTTACGTGTGCATTCAAGTTGCCGTCCACGTTTATGTTCACATCTTTGTCACATTGGATATTCACTTCATCATGGAATGTGCCGAATGTCTTGTCATCAACTTCTATGATCAACATCCCATCTGTGCATTTCAGGTTATAGTCACCCTTAACGTGGATGTTCATTTTACCTTTTTTGATGGTGATGTTCATATTTGAACCTTCACCCACGGTCTGATCGTAGTTGTTCCCGGCCTTTTTGTCTTTGTTTACATAAACTTTTCTGCCCCAATCAACAGTGAGCATGTCTGATGCTTCGATGTGATGGTATCGTGTCTCTAGAATGATTTTATATTCACAGTCAACAATTTTCTGAACTGTCAAACCTGTTGGATGAATCTCTTTGAATGTCCCGACCCTGTGATACCAGTGAAGCCTTTCAAATCCCGGTGTGTCATCGTATTCTCTTAGATGACCGGACTCCGACCAGTATGCGTGGTTATACGGATACTTCGGAGCGAATGGTGTCTCTGGTTCTGAGAAATCACCACCTTTGCTATCAGAATCTGTTCCTGTGCCTTTATTGTGATCGGCTGTAGGAATTTTTTGCTGTCCAATGTGTATGTTGGCTTTCTTGAGTGGAACAACAGTCTTGTCTATTTTATTTTTTGGTTTTTCACCATACCCGCGCTCATATCTGTTGGTGTCCGGTTCTTTCAGTGATTCATCTTCCGGATATCTGGACTTAAGCTTCTCTTCATCAACATCATTTCCCTTACCATTGTCATATTGCTTCAGTTTGTCTGGTTCACGGGGAACTTGATGTCCGACTAATACTGAGGTTGGTCGTGGATCATAGAATCCTTTCTTTGGATCGGCCTTTCTCTCAGGGTATCCAAACCACCTTCCGATCATGACTGGTTCTTGCTTGGTTAGTCCATCCTTGAAGAAACCAAACACCCAATCACCTTCCTTTGGCCCTGTCACGTTACAACCAGAATCTAGATCTCCAATTCGCATAGTCCACGGAAGATCATCTGTTGGACACTCGGATTTAGATTCGGGATTGACTCCAAACCAGCGAACTTTACAGCGTCCGAGATACATTGGATCAAATCGATCTTCTACTACACCGATGTTAAAAATGAAACCGTCTTCACCAATGAAATTCTTAATCATTAATATGTACCTTCATAAAGTTTGTATGGATCGACGTACTCAATCTCATTCACAAACGAATCCTTCACGATATCCATATACATCCGGTATCCGTTTACTGTTAGAACATGCTCTATATGTAAGATTAGATATTTGCCTGTCAGATATTTATCTAGCTCCTGTGGGTCTTCCTGAACATTCGCAAGAAAACTAGGCAGGAAAAATTCCATAACTTGACCCGACTTTCTGCGTGGATCTCCTGAAAGAACAATCGTGAGTTTGTTGTTGCTGATCTGCTGGAAGTATGATTTCCTTTTCAGTATCACGTCTTCTTTGTGGTGTGGCTTTATCCCCGGTTCCTTTGCTCTGATGTGTTCAATTTTGTCGTGGTCTAAATTTGTAAAGATGCATTTGTAATGTGACTTTGGGGAACCAAGCGCATCTGAATCGTCTGTGAAAAATTTCTCTGAATCGAGATGCTTGAATGATGAGAATTCTTTATCCAATTCAAAGTCTATTGTATCCCAAATTTGTCTGATGGGATCTACTGTGAGAAGACGACTTGCATACATACCACTGGCTAAATTGGAAATAACATTGTATGAACTGGTGTGTGCAAATTCTTCAACCGACTGAATATCAGCTTCAATTGTTCGTGGTCGATATCTTCCTTCACCTGTTTCTTGCAGTACGTTTGAAACATGATAGATATATTTTTCTTTGACTGGTGGTTCCTTGACTAACTTTCCGAGTGATACGAAATTGAACTGCTTCCTGTCTTCATAGAATAGGAATGCAGCGCCGTTACTTCCGACCGATTTGGATGCGATCTGATTTAGGACTTCAAACGGCTGAACGTTGCAACTAACATAATCCTGCTTATAGTGCGTCTCTTCTGCTATCAATGGCTTCTTAATTTTCAGGCTATCTTTGAAAATGGTGGATGCGATCTCTGAGTAGAGTTTCTTGCTATATGACTTCTGCTCTTTGGTCTTCAGATTTTTTATGAACTCATCACTACAAAAATGTAAGGTGTAAATCTGTTCACGTTCATTTTCGTGTCTTCGTCCTGTCATTTTAAACACCCGAAGATTGACGTTAATCTCTCGTAATGGATCTTGAACCGCATCTTGATCGTATGGTTCAATCTCACCTGAATAGTCAACCAAGTCCTGTCGTGAGAAAACAATTCGAATTCTCTCTTCGCCGATTAGAGGAAGCAGTTGTGGTAAATTGATTGCATCTGAGAAAACTATACTACCAAGAATGATATTTTGAAATATACCTTCACCAATTGATAGGCTTAGATATAGATTTTCAATACCGTGTTCTTCCCCGTTAAAAGAAATGAGAGTGATTTCCTTGATAACAAAATCATCTTCTTTTCGAAGTTGATCTTTGGGTGTGTCGTAACTTATTTGATTTTCGTCTGCCATCTTACTTGAACAATCGCTTCAATTCTTCTATCACTGTTGATTTATACGAACTGTCAATCAGCTTGACATCTCTCTTAGCTTCATTGAGATTCTGTTCGTGTTGAAATACCGAAACTGATGTACCCGCGAAATCAACAGAATTATATGTGGTTTCGTCTACAACAAATCCATTTGCATTTTCATAGTGATGGATTTTCTGGTGTGCAAAATCAATAGAACCATGCTTACCACAAATGAAATCTAAGAACTGTTCGTGATCTAACATCCAATCGAAAATAGGATCTTTTATATTGTTGGCATATAACACCAACCAAGTATGATTTGAAGAACCATAATATTTGTGTGCAACGATGTCCGGCCTATCACCATCGGATAGCGTGTATGTGTAAAACAACACTGTGTTGTTAAGTATCATCTCCCGAATTTTGGCTCTAGCAAGAATATTGACTGCTGTTCGTCCGTCATACTCAAACTTTGGGAAGTATTTGAAGTGGTGCATTAGTATCCTTGAGTAATTCTTTGTTTGGTGATGACTTCTGTTTCCTTGAAATCTAGTGTCAGACGAATATCAACTGGTGCTCCGGTGCCATCAAAGAATGATGGAATTCCTGAACCAGCATAATCAACATCTATATTTTCTAAAACACAGGTTGATATCCTAAACAAATACTCATCTGATGGAGAGAATAGCCCGATGATGAAGTTATCTGGATATGCAAAGAGTCCGGAATGAACTGATGTAACCGGATTGGTAGAAGATTCCCACCCAACAAGTTTATCACCTTTAATGGTAGCATCTCCAGCTTCTGGGTGTGAAGCAAATTTGAAGGCATATATAATATCTTTGATCGACTTCGATTCTTCTGCTGATCTAGCCATCATATGAAATTCAAAATGAAATGATCTAAAACCAACTCCCTTATATAAAATAGCCATGTGGGGATTTATCAAGGTTCTGGCTGCATGTTCAACCTGATCGATTGGTGTGCCTTGTTTGATTAATCTGTGTACAACTGTTCTAGCCAGTGCTCTCAACATTTCTTCATTAGAACCTGTTCCATTAAATCCTTCAATTAATTTTTTACCTTCTTCGTAAGCTACTGCTGCCCCTTCATCATAATTATTTTTGTAACTAACCTTAAGTGATGCTGGCATATACATAGCTATTGTACCTTTTGATACACTTCCAGTAGCGACGGGGTGACGAATATCAAAGATCATATATGGTTCCTGCCCCGGTGATCCTAAGTCGGCTGGATACATAAGAGATGGTGATTGGAACGGATTATTCTTTAGTTTAATTTCTGGTCGTGTGTTTGCCATAAGTTGCTATGTATTAATGAATGTTATCCTCTTATTTATATTTATAATCCAAGCTATGGCGTATAAAGGAAAATACTACCCCTCAAGCAAATATTCCGGGAACCCTGCGAATGTTATTTATCGTAGTCTTTGGGAACGACAAGCATTCATCTGGTGTGACAAGAATCCTGATATTTTAAAATATTCATCAGAAGAAGTGGTGGTTCCTTATAAATCGGTCATCGATAAAAGATGGCATCGATATTATATGGATCTCAAAATCACATTTGAAAATAAATTAACTTTACTCGTTGAAATCAAACCGCATTCACAAACAATCAAACCAAAAAAAGGCAAAAAAACTATTGCAAGATATATCCGCGAAGTCCGGTTGTGGGGTGTCAATTCATCAAAATGGGCTGCTGCTGATGAATATGCAAAGAAAAGAGGATGGAGATTTGAAATCTGGGATGAACACAAACTGAATGAGGTTGGTATCCAAGCACTTCCATCAATGGGGAAATCAAGACCCCGGCCATCTAAGAAATCTGGACGAAAACGACCGCGCCAAAATTTAATACCGCTTCGAAAGAAAACTCATAAATAGGTATATGGCAGGTAGAGCAAAAATTTTCGACACAATTCTCAAGGATGCTTGGGAAAACAAAGGAATCGGCAAAGAAAAAACTGTTGAGTCTTCTAAGTGGTTCAGGCGTAAGGCCAAAGAACTTGGGAAATCTGTCAAACCACCACAGCTTATGAGCGAAGAGTGGAGAATGCGGAATACTGCAACGTATGGAGAGATGTATTTCTTTTGGTACAACCCAAAACACAAAAAGACACTCCCATACTATGACAGGTTTCCATTGATCTTCCCCGTAGAAAAAGCCAAAGGTGGATTTTACGGAATCAACATGCATTATCTGGACTATAAGAATCGTGCTCTTTTGATGGATGCATTATTTAATGTCCGGACTGATAATATGTTCAACGCAAAAACCAAGTTGCTGTTGTCGTATCAGCTTCTTAAAGCTTCATCAACTTTGAAATGGTTCAAGCCGTGTTTTAAGCACTACTTAACAAACAAGGTTGAGTCACGATTCATGAAACTTCATCCGATGGAATGGAATATAGCACTGATGCTTCCAGTCGAGAAGTTTGAGAAGAAATCAAAGACTACTGTATGGGCAAGATCACGCAAAATGGTGACAGCACCTGTGAAGAAAAAGAAGAAGAAAAGAACAACAAGGAAATAACATGGTCAACATTTTCGACTCAATCAATTCTCTAGGCACCGACATTATTAACTTAGCTACAGGAACTGAAGTCATACAAACGAAATCAGGCTTCAATCCAAATGAAATCAAGAGTCTTATAACTGAGGGATTGGCGCGTCCTTCAATGTATAGAATATTCATTGGTGGTAAAAACGTGCCGGGGTTGACCCGCGATATGACGTTACTCTGTGAAGCTGCCGAACTGCCCGGAAGACAAATCATCACAACAGAACAGACGATGTATGGATTGCAGCGAAAAATGCCTTATGGTGTGATGTATAACGAATTGGTGCTGACATTTGCAGAACACGCAGATATGAGAATCCGCAAATTCTTTGATGGTTGGCAAAGGCTGATATCAGATCCTACCAACAATTATTTCAACTACTACGAAAATTATATAGCAGATATTGAGATATACCAGCTAGACGAATTAAACTTTGCTAGATATTGTGTGGTGTTGGAAGAAGCATATCCAGTAACAATCTCCCCACAACCGCTTGGATATGGAGAAGATAACCAATATCTAAAACTTCCCATCACCTTTGCTTATAGGAGATGGAGAAATTTAAGAGACATTGCATTGGGATCTGAAAATCACATCGAACCGAAATACACCAATGGTAGTAATCCCGATGGCCCACCAGATCTATCTCAACCAAAATGGTCGCAAGGAGATCTGGCGGTGGATAAAGAGAATGGTGATTTTACAGCAGATCGAGACGTACAACGAGTGACTGATTATGAAACATCAACACCCGACAGAACTGTAACTATAGCATAACAAATGAGGAATTAAAATATGGCATTGCCAAAAATAGACATACCAACATATGAATTGATTATACCATCAACAAAGAAAAAAATAACCTATCGACCATTTCTGGTTAAGGAAGAAAAAATTCTCTTAATGGCTTTGGCCGGGGATGACAATAGAGAAATCGTAGTAGCAACAAAACAGATTGTTAATAATTGTGTTGTCTCGAAAATTGATGTCGAACAACTGACAACGTTTGATGTTGAATTCATCTTTATAATGCTTAGATCCAAATCAATTGGTGAAGACGTTAAGATCGTTCTGCTTGGAAAGGAAAATTCTGACTGTGAGAAATGTAAGCAGGAACGAAACGCCGTGATACATCTCAATAAGATTGAAATTATTGAGGACAAAAACCACACCAACAAGATTGAGTTGACGGATAAGATTGGAATAATCATGAAATATCCAAAAATTGATCTGATTGATAAGGTTGATAAAATCAAATTTCAAGAGACTGCTGAAGATGTGGAAGAATATTTTCAGGTTGTGGCACAATGCATCGACTCTGTATACAACGAAGAAGAGATCACAACATCCACCAAAGAGTCAGTTCCGATTATAAAAGAGTGGATTGAAAACAGCCTGACTTCGGAGCAGTTCAAGAAGATTCAGGACTTCTTCAACACAATGCCAAAGGTACAATACAAATTGAAATACAAATGTCCGGCGTGTGGTGCAAAAGATGAGTTAGTCTTGGAGGATTTGCAGCGTTTTTTCGCATAATGCTGAACCACGAATCATATATAAATTACTTAAAACAGAATTTTGAGTTGGTTCAGCAACATAATTACAGCATTACAGAACTTGAGACAATGTTACCATTTGAACGTGAGATTTGGATATCTCTTCTAAATAATTTTATGGAAGAAGAAAACAAACGGATACAGAAGCAAAATGCAGGATGAAAACAACGGAAACGGATATGGGAATTCTCTCAATAGGTGGAAAAATCGCCGGAGAATGGCTTGGCTATCTCTCTTGGGAATATACCTCGAACTGTATCTGCTATTTTTCCATATAGAGGTCGCTAGGATCGCTGCCATCAAAGATATTGTGCCTATGTCGTTCATCGTACTAGGCTCAATTATCGGCGCTTACGTGGGATTCTCGACCTTTGAAGACGTTAATATGCACCGAACGAATGCAGAAGCCAAGAAGAAAAAGCCATCACCAAAACCAAAACAAACTATAACCACAGAACCACCAAAGAGCTAACATGGTAAACATAAAAGATCAAGAAGAAATCAAACGCGAGAAAAGGCTGGCATCTCTCAATAGGAAGATCGAGAAGCTTGAGAGACAGACAGCCAGCCTCGAAAAACGCAAGCTCAAAGCTATGGAGAATAAGCTTAAAGCCGATGGTGACAAAAAGAAAGCACTGGATGATGAACTGAAAGCAATTAAAGCGAAGACTAAGCTTGCAGAGAAAGAGAGACGGGTTGCTGAAAAGAATAAGATAGCTCTTGAGAAAGAAATCAAAGCGTATCCAGAAAAGAAGCTCAATAAGAAGATAACAGAAATCCAGAAAAAACGGAAGGAACTGAACAAGGTATTTCTGGACAGTTTGACTACAACTGGCAAGATCTTCACACAGGCAAAAGACCAAATGGCTGATGAAGTTAGAGTTGGTAAGCGCACGATGGAAGGTTCTCTAAAGGCCACTTCGAAAACGCTAAAAAGTCAGTTGGGAGACATACTAGACCAAGCCGAGGAAGGTGGTCACGCGAATCTGATGATGCAAATGCAGCGCCAAAAAAAGATTAGTGCCTTCATTGATAAGAACAAAAAGAATCTTGATAAAAAAGAATATGCACACCTAAAGAAACAGTCTGCTATCAGCGAAAAGGCACTCAAAGCAAAAATCAAGTATGAAGGTGGAATGCTCAAACGTTCTGTAAGATGGACTGGAAAGGCATTATGGAAGAATAAAGGTGATATCGCTGCTCTTGCAACTGGAGGACTTACTAACAGCCCACTTG